CATGAGCGTCCCGGCGGTGGCCGCCGCCCGCCACCGGGTGTGCGGCACCCTGGCCCGCCTGCCGGTCCGTGCGTACCTGGGCGACACGGACACCCAGTGGGGCGGTGGGTCCCCGGACCTGCTGGCCCAACCTGACCCGGCGGAGCCGCACCAGCAGACCCTCCTCAAAACCCTGGATGACCTGTTCTTTGACGGCGCCGCCTACTGGGGTGTGACCCGCCTGGACTCCACCACCGGGCGCCCGTCCCAGGTGACATACCTTCCCCGCCAGTGCGTCCAGGTGGACCAGGACGGGCGGGTCACCATTGACACCGCGTTCACCACCTGGCTGGCCACCACCCAGGGCCGGACCATCCTGGGCACCGCCCTGGACTCCCCGTGGCTGATCTTTTTCGCTGGCCCGCACCCTGGCCTCCTGAATTTCGGCGCCCGGACCCTCCGCTCCGGCCTCCGCCTGGACCGCGCCGCCTCCAGGGCGGCCGATAACCCCGTCCCGTCCATCGAACTCCACCAGACGAACGATGCCGACATGTCAGACGCGGCGGTGAGAGACCTTATCCGCCAGTGGATGTCCGCCCGGCGCGGGGAAAACGGCGGGGTCGGCTACACCTCCGCCGGGGTGGAGGCCCGCGCCATGGGCCAGCAGCCGGAGCAGCTACTGATCAATGGGCGGAACCAGCAGGCGGTGGAGATCGCCCGCCTGGCGGGCATTCCGGCGGCCAGCATTGACGCTGGCATCCCTGGGACCTCCCTGACCTACGCCAACCTGGCGGACCGGCTCCGGGACCTGGTGGACTTCGGGCTCCAGCCGTACGGGGTGGCCATCACGGACCGCCTGTCCATGGATGACTGTCTCCCGCATGGGGTTTCGGCCCGTTTCGACTACTCCTCCCTGACCGCGCCCACGGCGGCGGCCCAACAGACCCCCCTTACCTCCCCCCCGTCAACAGAGGCGGGCCTCCCGGAAAGTGTGACCCCATGAGCCTAGCCACGTACGTGCCACGCGCCCGGCGGTATCTGACCGCCACCGCGCCGGTACTGACCCGCGTCCAGATTCTGGACGCCAGGGTGACCGCCGCCGACCCCGGTACCCGGAGCATCACCGGCCTGGTGGTGTCCTGGGGCGCCATCGGCCGGACCTCCGTTGGCCCCGCCCGTTTCGCGCGCGGGTCCATCCAGGCGGCGGACCCGTCCCGTGTGAAGCTCCTGGTGGAGCATGACGTGGCCCAGGTGGTCGGGTACCTCACCGCCGCCCAGGAGACGGACCAGGGCCTCCTGGGCACGTTCACCGTGCCGCCTGGCCCTGCCGGTGACGCGGTCCTCCAGTCCGCCGCCTCCGGCCTCCGGGACGGCCTGTCCGTGGGGGTGGAGGTGGAGGCCGCCGCGCCCGGCGCGGACGGTGTCCTGGATGTCACCGCCGGGGCCTGGCGGGAGTGCTCCCTGGTTGCGGTGCCCGCGTTCGTCGGGTCCCAGGTGACGCACGTGGCCGCCAGCGGCGCCCAGCCGGCCCCAGGAGCAGCTTTCGCAGGCCAGGCGGTCCTCTCACCCGTTCCGGCGCCTACCCTCATGCCAGCGGCTCCTCCGGCCGCTCCTCCGGCGGCGCCCTGGGGCGCCGCCCCGGCGGCCCCCTGGGCTCCCCCCCCTGCCCAGGTGGCCGCCGCCTGGAATCCACCCGGCGGCGGGTACATGGTGGCGCCGCGCCCGGTGGCCCCCATGACCTTTGATCAGGCCGTGGAGCGGATCACCGCTGGATGGCGGTCCGGCGGTGCGGAGGGTGCCCTCCGTGCCGCCCTATCGGACGTGGTCCCGCCCACGGACCCCGCCCAGAACCAGGCCCTGTTCCGCCCACAATGGTTGGGGGAGTTGTGGACCACCGCCTACACGGAGCGTCCGCTCATTGACGTGATCGGCAAGGCCCCGCTCACATCCTTTACCGTCACGGGGTTTCGGGTGAACCGTCCCGCGTTCGGAGTGGCCCCCTACACGGGGAACAAGACGGCGGTCCCGTCCCCCGGCGGGTACGGGGTCACGGTGGTGTCCGAAACGGCCACCAGAATTGCGGGCGCCCACGATATCGACCGCGCCTTTATCGACCTGGGCGACGGCTCATTCGTCAGTAGCTATTTCCGGTACCAGGCGGAGAACTACGCGGTCCTCACGGAGTCCCAGGTGGCCGCGTGGCTCCTGGCGGAGGCCACCCCCGTGGTGGGCACCGCTGACAATATCCTGGGCGCCCTGGACCAGTTGGCCCAGTATTTCGCGGCCCTGGGCGGCGGTGCCCGCATGTCCTTCGTGGCCATTTCCGCTGACCTCTGGTCCGCCCTTATCGGCATTCCCAACCAGGAGGCCCCGTGGCTGTACGGCGGGTCCGCCGCCCTCACCGGCGGGACCGCCACCGTGGGCGGTATTTCCATGTTCCTGGAGGCCACCCTCCCGGACAATACGATTCTCGCGGGTGACCGCCGGGCGGCCACGTTCTACGAATGGAAGAATCCACCGCTGGCCATCCAGGCGCAGAATATCGCTAATGGCGGGGTGGACCTGGGAGTGTTCGGTTATTGCGCGTCCATCGTCAATAACCCCGTGGCCCTGGTGACCACCGGCCTGGCGCCGGTCCTCCCGCTGGCCGCGTCCCAGGACCGGCCCAGCAAGGCGAAGTGACCATGACCGCCGCCGCCCCGGAGCCGGTGGTCTTCGTGCCCGCCTGGTTGTCCCCGGCGGACGTGCGGGAGTGGCTACGGCTGAACGGGACCCCGTCCACGGATGATGCCCTGGTGACCCGCTGTGCCGCCGCCGTGGAGGCCCAGGTCCAGTCCGCCAGGCCGGACCGGTGGGTGTACGTGCTACCCGTCCCCCCGGACATTCCAGAGTCCGCCACGTACGTGCCAGATGCGGAGGTGTACCAGGCGGGTGTCCAGTTGGCCGCCCGCCTGGTCCGCCGCCGCAACTCCCCCGGCGGCCTGGAATCCTTTGCGGAGTCACTGGTCTACGTGTCCGCGTATGACCCGGAGATTCAGCGGGCGCTCCGCCAGGGTCCGTGGCGCCGCCCCCTGGTGGGCTGACGTGGACCTCCAGGGCGCCGCCCAGGCGGTGGTGGAGCAGCTACTGGCCGCCGGGGTCCAGGCCACCGTGGATGAGCGGGACCTGAACCCTCCGGCGGTCCTGGTGGCGGTGCCGCTCCTGTCCTACCGATTCGGTAAGGGCTACTGGGATGCCCAGTTCACCCTGGCGGCGGTGGTGGCGAACTCCGGGCGCGCCACCGCCCTGGCCAACCTGTCCACCCTGCTGGACCAGGTGGCCGCCGCCATGGGCCGCGCCCCCGTCACCGCCCGCGCCATTGACCTGTTAGTCCCGGACCAGGGCGCCCCCCTACCGGGCTACGAAATGATTTACACCCAGCGGATAGGAGAATAGACAATGCCAGTATTCGGCCCCGGCACGCTGAAAATCGGGGAAACGGGCAGTGAGATTGACGCGTCCTGCCTGATCAATTCGGCGCGAATCACCATGACAAAGGACCAGGGGGATTCCCAGACGAAACTCTGCGGCACCGTCAAGCCTGGTTCCACCCAGTACTCCTACCAATTCACCGGCAATATCGACGTGGATACGGAATCCGGCGCCGATGGGTTGTTCGCATTATCCCAGGAGGCCGCCGGCACGGAGCAGACATATACATTCACCCCGAATACCGGGGACACCACGGCGGCCACCGGAACATTGATTATCGACCCCCTGGATTTCGGGGCGGACGCCTATGGCGACACCATGAATTCCGACTTTACCTGGAGCCTGACGGGTAAACCCACATACACGTATGCGGTCCCCGCTCCGTGAGTTCGGTCAAGGTCCGGGGCGCGGACGAGGTGGCCCGCACCCTCCGGGCCGCCGCCGACGACCTCCGCAACCTGGACGCGGTGAACCGTGAGGCGGGCGCCCTGGTGGCACGTACGGCGCAACGCGGGGCGCCCCGCCGGACGGGCCGCCTGGCCGCTTCCTTCACGGTGACCGCCGGGCCGGAGCGTGTGGCGGTGGCCACCGGGGTGGTCTAT